TTAAGAGTTAAGGCATTAGGAATTACAGACGCTATGTTAGCGGGTTCTATTTCAAGTGATAAACTTACTGACCCTTTAAACTTTACAGACGAATCATCTACACAAGGTAGTGTAAGATTAGGCGGTACATTAGAGTTTCTTGCTGGTGAAGGTTTAAATACAGTTGCAAGTGGAAGTACATTAACTATTGCAGGTGAATTAGCAAGTACATCAAATATTGGTGTAGCGTCATTTACTTCAGACAATTTTACAGTAACATCTGGTGATGTTGCAATTACAACTATTGACGGAGGATCATTCTAGTGTCAACGGTAATAAAATTAAAACGATCAGAAACACCAAGTCAAATACCAGGTGCAGGTTCGCTTGAAGTTGGCGAATTGGCAATGAATGTTACTGATGGTAAGTTTTATACAAAAAATTCAGGTGGAACAGTTGTTGAAGTTGGTGGTGGAGGTTCTATAACTTTACAAGATGTTACAGATAATAATGCCATAACAACAAATGATATTACACTAAACGGTTCAGATTTAGTTTTTGAAGGTGCTTTAGAAAACGCTTTTGAAACAACTTTAACTGTTGCAGAACCTACTGCTGATAGAACAATAACTTTACCTAATTCTTCTGGAACTGTTGCTATGGATGGAGACGCTTTAGCGTATTCTATTGTATTTGGTAGTTAAATATGGCAAGTAGTTTTAAAAATGCAGGTATGACTGTTGTTTCTGTTGATGACGCAACAGCAAATTTATATACTGCTCCAAGTGCTACTAAAGCAGTAATACACGCTGTTTATATATCAAATAATAGTGCAACAAATATTGCACAGGTAGATGTTAAAGTAACAACTGATGGAGGTTCTACTTTTTATCATATAGGTAAAAAATTAGATATTCCACCAGAAAATACTTTAACTTTAGACAAACCAATTAATTTAGAGGCAGATGATATTATTAGAATTATTGCACAACCCAATCCAGATTCTTCAGATAACAATGTTGAAGCATTTGCTAGTATATTGGAGATAAGTTAAGATGGCATACTTAATAGATTCAAATTTAACCTCTACTCAATTAAAAAAATTTAATGGTATTAGACGTACACAAGACGGTATGTTGTATTTGACTTCAATAGATCCAAATACAGATACTACTGAAATCACAATTTCAAAATATTATGAAGAAGGAAAATCTGATTTAGTACCAAAAGATGGTCAAACAGATTATGTTGAAGAAAGATTGGAATTAGAAAATATACAAACTTTTACTGGCGACGGTTCAACAACATCTTTTACTGTATCACCAACTGGTCTTTCAACGAGTACAATAGCAGTATATTTTGACGGAGTAAGAAAAACTGCATTTACTGATTATTCTTTATCAGGTACTACGTTATCAATTACAATAACTCCTTCAAATGGAACTGTAATAACAGTAGGACAAATAAAAAAAAGAAGATTTAACAACGATAGCGACAAGTATCAACAATTTGTTTATGATAGTAATTCTACAGCAACTTACCTTATAAATAGTAGTGGAGAATTGATAAGAAGAATTAACGATTCTGTATCTAGGAGTGCTTTGACTAGTGATGATTTTGATACCTTTGATACTGACGCAACTGTAAATTCAACAACTTATCAGGATGCAGTATAGAAATATATAGGAAAAAAAATGGCAGACTTTAAACTAGGCAGATTAAAATTTAAATGGAGAGGTGATTGGGCAACATCAACAGCTTATGTAGTTGATGATATTGTTAAATATGGTGGTAATACGTATGTGTGTGTTACAAATCATACATCACAATCTACTTCAGCAGCTTTTTACACAGATTTATCAACAAATTCATATTGGCAATTACATACTGAAGGATTATACTTCAAAGGTGATTGGGCACAATCAACTCATTATAAATTAAATGACCTAGTTAAATATGGTGCGTTTCAATATAGAACAACCACTCAACACACTTCAACATCTTCTTTTGATAATACAAAATTTGAAGTTTACACAGAAGGATTACAATTTGAAGATAGTTACAATGCAAGTACAACTTACCAAGACGGTGATGTGGTATCATATGGTGGTTATGCTTATGTTTATATAAATTCAACACCTTCTTCTGGTCAAACTCCTACAGATAATTCATATTGGGATATTTTAACTACAGGTTATAATAATTCAGGTACTTATTCACACGGAACAGCTTACAAAACTGGTGATGTTGTACAGTACGGTGGTTATGTTTATGTAGCAAATGCAAATCATTCAAGTCAATATCCAGCAAACACAGACGGTACTACAAATTCATCTTATTGGGATTTATTAGTAAAAGGATTTGATTATCAGTCAGGTGGATATTCTGGAGGTACTGAATACAATATCGGTGACGTAGTTAGATATGAGTCTACCTCATATGTAATGCTAAAAGATAGACAAACTGGAGTAACTCCAGGCACAGATGCAACTGTGTGGCAAGTTTTAGCACAAGGAGATACTGGTGCTGTATTAAGTACAAGAGGAGATTTAATTTACCAAGACGCTTCTCAAACTGCTAGATTGCCTATAGGAACAAGTGGTGCTGTATTAACTACAGACGGAGTTGAACCTGTATGGTCAAACGCTGAAGGAAAAAATGTAATATATGTAGCAAATGGAGGAAGTGATACAAATTCAGGAACACAATTTTTACCATATGCCACTATTGCAAAAGCACTTTCTGTTGTTACTTCAGGAGATGCTGTTGCTTTAGAAAATATTTCAGGAGGTACTGGTGGTACTCCAGGAACTTATGATGTTACGCAGACTTCTTCGACTGGTTCAGGATTAGGAATAGCAGCAAGAATTACAACTGATGGTTCATCAACACCTACAATAATAATTACAGATGGTGGTAGAAATCACACTGCTGGAGACACAATTACAATTGCAGGATCGCAATTAGGAAGTTCATCAGATTTAACATTTGATATTCTTTCAGCATCAGTAGGAGATGTAATTTTTGTTAAAAATGGAGTATATAGAGAAACTTTACCATTAAGAGTTCCTGCTGGGATAACTGTAAGAGGAGAAAGTTTAAGAGGAACTGAAGTTAGACCTGCAAGTGGAACAGGTACACAGATAAAAACTGTAACATCAAGTTCTACGATAGCAGGTGCTACAGATGGAACATATAATTATATTCATCAAACATCTACTGACGGTAGTGGTGACGGATTAGTTGTAAATATTACAATTGCTTCAAACGTATTTTCAAGTGTATCAATATATCACGGTGGTTACGGACACGCTGTAAATGACCAAATTACATTTACTGTTGCAGATATAGGTTGTGGTGGTACTGGAAGTTTAGTATTGACTGCGGCTTCTTTAGAAGACAACAATGCTTCAAATATGTGGTTATTGAATAATACTACCAATATTACTGAAATGTCATTTAAAGGTTTAACTGGTACTCCTGGTGCTGGAGGAACATCAAAAGCATCAGTAACGTCTTTAGATCCTGAAGGATCAATCACAACTTCATCACCATATATTCAAAACTGTTCATCAGTAAATTCAGGTGCAACAGGTGTTCAAATTGATGGTAACTTACATAGTGCAGGTAACAAATCTATTCTTGCAAACGACTTTACACAAATTAACTCCGATGGTATTGGTGTTCACGCATTAGGTAATGGTCGTGGTGAGATGGTTTCTATCTTTACTTATTATTGTGCTAAATCTTTTTATGCACAATCAGGTGGATTTATTAGAGGTTTAAACTGTTCGTCTGCTTACGGTGAAAAAGGTGCTGAAGCTGATGGTACAAATGCTTCTGAAACACCTGTAAACGTAACAACACGTGGATCTATTTTAAAATATGATGCTACAACTTTTGGTGGGGCAGCAACAGAATCAGATATTACATCTGCTATAGCAACAAGTGGTCAAGGAACTGCAACTGTATCAGGAGGTACTTCTGGTGCTAGTGCAACAATTTTTAGAACAAACATCTCATTAGATTATTTACATATTGAAAGTATATCAGGTACTTTTACAGACGGTGAAACATTAACTATTACTAAAGAAGATTCTTCTACTTTTACAGTTGGTGCTGCTAGTTCATCTGCTCAAGTAGGACAGATTGGTCCGTTGATTGCTGTATCTTCAGGATCAACAGCATTATCATCTGCTGGTATTATAAAAGTTGGTACTAATATTAAATTTAGTGGAGATTCAACATATTATAGAATAAGTGCTGTGTCCGAAGAAGATACAGGTAATGAAAACGCATTAGTTAGATTAACTGCTAGTATCGCTTCTGGAGACGCAAAAGCTGATAATACTTCAGCAGATGTTACAGAAAAATTTTCAAATATCAGATTAACAGGACACGATTTCCTTGACATAGGAACAGGTGATGTGATTACTACAAATTATCCTAACACACCTTCACAAGCTGCTGATCAGGCAGATGAAGTTACTGAAACAACTGGAGGTCGTGTTTATTATTCTTCAACTGACCAAAAAGGTGATTTTAGAGTTGGGGATTTATTTAGAATTGAACAGGCAACTGGTGTTGCAACTTTGAATGCTGACGCATTTGATCTTTCAGGATTAAATAATTTACAACTAGGATCTGTAGGTGCTGAATTAGGTGCTACAATTAACGAATTTAGTACAGATACAACTTTAGCAGGAAATTCAAATACTGCTGTTCCTACTGAAAGAGCTGTTAAAACTTATGTTGATTCTGGAACTACAACCTTAACGAATAAAACTATTGATTTAGCAAATAACACTCTTGTAGGAAATACAGCTGCATTTAATACTGCTTTAAGTGATGGTTCTTTTGCTACATTAGCAGGATCTGAAGTATTAACAAATAAAACAATTGATAGTGCTTCAAACACTTTAACATTAGATTTATCAGAAGGTACTTTAACTGGTACAACTGCTGAATTTAATACTGCTTTAAGTGATGGTTCTTTTGCTACATTAACAGGAACAGAATCATTATCTAATAAAACATTAACAACACCTAAAATTGCTAGTGGTGATTTTATCGCTGACGCAAATGGTAATGAACAAGTTAAATTTACAACAACTGCAACAGCTGTAAATGAATTTACTGTAACAAATGCTGCTACTGGAGGTTCTCCTACAATCGCTGCTACTGGAGGAGATACTAATATTGATCTTACTATTAATCCAAAAGGAGTAGGTAGAGTTGCTTTAGGTGCTGCTTCAATTCAACAAACAACTGAAAAAGTTACAAATGGCGCAACTGCATTTACTGGTACAATAAATTTTGACGCAATTACCCAACCAATATTCAGAGCAACTTCAAACGCTTCAGGAAACTGGACATTAAATATTAGAGGTGATGGTTCTAATTCCTTAGATTCAATTATGGATACTGGAGAATCATTAACTATAGTAACAATTGTTCCACAAGGTGGAACTGCATATTACAATAGTGCTGTTCAAGTTGATGGTAGTTCTGTTACTCCTAAATGGCAAGGTGGTGCGGCTCCTACAGGTGGTAACACTAGTTCTGATGATATATATAGTTATACTGTAGTTAAAACTGGAAGTGCTTCATTTGCTGTTTACGCTGCTCAAACACAATTTGCTTGATAAATAAATATGTTTAATGAGTTTATGGAATCATTATCAAAATTTAAAATTAGAAGGTATTAGACGAGGTAAAAATACAATGTTATATTGTGCTGCTAGAATTGATGAAAATAATGTGGTAGTTGATACTATTGTTGTTGATGAAACAGACATATCTGATGAAAATGGATTAAGTGATACTTTAACAACAACGTTTTGTAATAATATAAGACAAGTTGATGGTACTTGGAAATGGGCAGGTATGTTCCAAGAAGGTCAAGGTGAGTTAAGAAAAATTGAACCTGGTATAGGTGATAATTGGGATTCAGTAAATTCTAAATTTTTTCAAAAAAAACCACACAATTCTTGGATTTTAAATTCAAATTTTGAATGGGAACCTCCTATTCCTAAACCCAATCAAACAACTAAATGGAATTGGGTAGAAGAAACTCAATCTTGGGAGTTACCAGATGTTGGGTTTGAAATTGCACCAGAATATAGTGAAACATCACAGGAACCAGATAATGAAAATTATCTAGGAAGAGTAGAATAATAGTATGCCATTATTAGGAACAAGAGGTGGCGGATCAGCAAGAGGATTTGGTTTTCAAGGTGCTGGATTCAAATTTATGATTGCTACAGGAGGATCTATTGCAACTTCTGGAGATTATAAAATTCATACATTTACATCTTCAAATACATTTACAGTAACACAAGAATATACTGATCCAACAGTTTATCCTGTCGAAGTTTTAGTTGTTGCTGGAGGTGGCGGCGGCGGAGACGGAGGAGGAAACGGCGGCGGAGGCGGTGCTGGTGGATACCTTGAAGGAACATTTACAAATTTAACAGAAGGATCTTATCCTGTTGGTGTCGGTAATGGTGGAAATACAAATAATAATGGTAACTCACCTGGATCTTCTGGAAGTCCTTCGACATTTAATGGTGCAACTGCTAATGGCGGCGGATACGGTGCTGGTACTCCAAATAGTGTAGGAAGCGGCGGATCAGGCGGTGGTGGTGCTCGAGGAGGTGGTGGAGGTGCAAACCAATCACCTAGTGGAGGATTAACAGGATACGGAAATGGTGGCGGATTTGGTTCAGGTAATACTTGTTCAGGCGGCGGCGGTGGTGCTGGCGGCGGCGGAAGAAATGCAAATGAAGGCGGTCCTGGAGGTTCTGGACGTTCTTGGCCTGGAAATGGTACAACTTATGCAGGTGGTGGTGGTGGATCACGTCAATCAGGTCCAGGGCCTGGATCTGGAGGATCAGGTGGTGGAGGACAAGGTTCTCCTGGAATTGGTGGTACACCTGGAAATGGTACAAATGGTTTAGGTGGCGGTGCTGGAGGTGCTTGTGATTCTGGTCCAGGATCATCTGGTGGTTCAGGTACAGTTATAATTAAATATAGATTTCAATAAGTAATATTTGAAATAGACGTTTATAAACAATATAAATAAATTATGTTGTTATATTATTTACAAATGAAAGTGATTTATAATGGGTTCAAAATCAGTTGAAAAATATTTTCCAATACAAGTAACAGATAATTTTTTTGACAATCCAAAAGAAGTTGTTAAATTTGCTAATTCTTTAAATTTTCAAAATGCACAAAATGGTTTTTGGCCAGGTGTAAGAACAGAAAGTTTACATCAAAATAATTACGCTTTTTTTAATTCTTTTTTAATAAAACTTTTTTCTTTAATATTTGATTTTAAACAAACTAAAGTAAATTGGGATAATGTTGAAATGTATTTTCAAAAAACTTATCCTTTTGATTCTAAAAATAAAAATAATATTTTAAATACAGGCTTAATACACCAAGATGGAGATTATCCTTTAGTAGGATTAGTTTATCTAACTGAAAATGCAGATTTAGAATCAGGTACTTCAATAATGATACCTACAAAAAAAGTTAAAGATCATTCAAAAATAAAAACAAGTTTATATAAAAAACCTCGATCAAAATGGACTGAAGAAGATTTAAATAAATATGAAAAGTTAATTATAGATAGTAATAAAAATTTTGAAGAACATTTAAAAATTAATAATAAATTTAATAGATTAATAATGTATAATGGTAATGATTTTCATAAATGTAATTCTTTCTTTACTGGTAAAAAAGAAAGATTAACCTTAGTTTTTTTTATAAGACAAATACAATCAAGTTCTTTTTTCCCTTTGCAAAGAGCTAAAATTAAAACTATTAAATATAAAAATGATAATTGAAAAAAAAAATATAATTAGAAAAGAGTTGGTAAAGTCAATTGAGAATATAACATCATCAGAAACTTTTCCTTGGGGTTTATATAAAGAACATTATGATTTAAATAAACATTTATATACAGGAATAGAAAGTAAATTAAATAAAAAGTATAATTCACAAGACACGTATCAGTTAGTACACGTTGCTTACAAAGATAAACAAAAAATAAAAACAGTTTATTTTCCTTTCTTTTATGAATTATTTGAGGAAATTGTTCAAAAGGTTATTAAAAAAGACGTACAATTGCTTAGATTAAAAGTTAATTTGTTGTTTAAAAAAGATAAACCCTCAATAAATATTTTTCATTTAGACGATTCAAAAGATAAAGATTATAAAACAATCATTTATTACATTAATGATTCGGATGGAGATACTGTAATATATAATAAAGGAAAATTAAAAAGAATTTCTCCTAAAGCAGGAAAAGTTTTATTATTGGATGGCGACTTATATCACGCTTCTAGTAATCCAAATAAATACGATATAAGAAAAGTGATAAATATTAATTTTAAATATGTATAATTTAAATTCAGGTTCAAAAGAATTAGAAATAGATGCTTGGTTTCCTACTTTGATAGGAGTAAGTTTTTATAAAGACCATAAAAAAGATGCACCAGGTATAATTAAACAATTAGAAAGTGTAAAAAAGAAATGTCCACAATCAATAGGTCAACCTAGTTTTTTTCTTCATCCTTGTCATAAAGATAAAAAAATAAAAAAACTTAATACCTGGATACAAAATAGAGTAAATGAATATACAAAATTTTATGGATTCCCTAAAAAAGTAAAACCTGTTGAGTCTTGGTTTCATTGGTATAAAAAAAACAATCTTGCTGACGCTCACGTGCATTTAGGAAGAACTATATCTGTCATATATTATTTACAAAGTGATATGGAAGATTCTAGGGTTATATTTCATTCACCTGTGCCTGTGGATATGAAAAATCCTTTTAATATAACTGCTAACGATAGTAAAGAGAATTTTCAAAAAAGTCATTCTTTTACAGAATGTTTTTATAAACCTGTTGAGGGGATGTTATTAATTTTTCGATCATATTTGTTACATAAGGTAGAATTAAAAAATAATAATTTAAAAGATAGAATTATTATAAGTTGGGATTTAGATTAATGTTATTAGAAACAGGATATTGGTATTTTTCAAAAGCATTTAATAAAGATTTTTGTAAAGCAATTGAAAAAGCTGTAAAACCATTTAGTTGTGATAAAGGAACAATTTCAGGAATTAAAGATTCAAAAAAAGAAAAATCAAAACTATTTAAAAAAAGAAAATCAGATGTAAAATTTATTAACGATCAATGGATTTATGATTCTGTTGTTCCTTATATAAGACAAGCTAATGATAATGCAAAATGGAATTTTGAATTTAATTGGTGTGAAACTGCTCAATACACACTTTATAAAAAAGGTCAACATTATGATTGGCACATAGATCAAAACGATAAACCTTATGTAAGTGAAGATCCTAATTTTAATAATAAAATAAGAAAGTTAAGTTGTTCTATACTATTAAATGATTCCTCAGAATATAAGGGTGGTAATTTTGAATTTGATTTTAGAAATAATAGACTGAAAAAAACAGTAGTAGAAGTTAAAGAGCTTAAAAATCAAGGAGATATGATTGTGTTTCCTTCTTATTTATGGCATAGAGTTAAACCAGTAACTAAAGGAATAAGAAAAAGTTTAGTTATATGGTTTTTAGGACCTCCTTTTGTATGAGTTTTAAAACTAAAAAATATTTAATAATTAAAAATGCAATACCTAAAATAATTGCAAATTATTCGTATCATTATCTTTTATTAAAAAGAGAGGTTACTAATAAATGTATAAAAAAAGGTATAAAATTACAACATTTTGGTTCTTTTGGTGACCCTATGATTTCAAAATCGTATTGTCATTATTCAGACATACTTATGGAAACATTATTAGTTGAACTATTACCTTTAATGAAAAAAGAAACAAAAATAAATCTTGTACCTACTTATAGTTATTGTAGAATTTATGAAAAAGAAGATGAATTAAAAAGACACAAAGATAGAAAAAGTTGTGCTATATCAGCAACCTTAAATTTAGGAGGTGATCTATGGCCTATTTTTTTAGAACCATCTGGTGGAGTTGGTATGAAAGGAAAAAAAGTAAATTTGAAAGTTGGAGATATGCTAATTTATGATGGTTGTCAATTAGAACATTGGAGAGAACCTTTTAAAGGAAATATTTGTGGTCAAGTATTTTTACATTATAATAACGCAAAGGATAAACAATTTCATTATGATACAAGACCTATGTTAGGATTACCAAAGGAGTTTTTGAATGCCGAAAAAAAATAGAGATATAAAAAATGGAAATAAACCTCCACATAAGCACGAAGAATACTATCCAAAAATAAGAGGTCATTTTTTAATACCTACTTTTGCTGCTAATTATTGGGGAGAGTCAGATAAATTAAATATTAGAAAAACAGATTATTATAAACCAAAAGGAGGACAAACAATTAATTTACAAAAAGAACCTTATTTTAAAGAATTGATAAAAAAAATTAAAATATCTGTTTTGAGGCTTGCAGAGCATTATTATAAAGTTAGACCTGGTTATAGAGTAGATGTTGTTTCTATGTGGTTAAATTCTAACGAAAAAAATATGTATCATCCACCACACAATCATATGAATACATTTATGAGTGGTGTTATGTGGTTAGATGGAAAAAAAGGAGAATATGCACCACTACAATTTTTGAGACCTTATGCTATACCAACATTACCCATAATAAGTCAATATAACGAAATCAATAGTAATATAGTAACTCATCCTTCTATGAAAGATGAAGTTGTATTTTTTCCTTCTTATCTATATCATTATGTAGGCGTAAATAAAAATAGAAAACCTAGATTGTCTATTGCTTTTGATACAATATTGAGAGGTAAATATGGTGAAATTATTAAAGGAGGAGAAACTGTAGGGCAATATAAAATATAATGTGGATTCATTCTTTTAAAAATCATAAAAAAATTAAAAAAACTATATTAGGTTTAATAAAAGAAATACCTATAACAAGAGTAAATGATTTTGAGGACTCTATTACTCATTCTGATTATCATTTACCTAAAGATTATAAAAGAAAATATTTAGATTATTTTTATAGTCATTTAGACGAACATATGTTAATGTTATGTGAATTATTTAATTCACAAAATTGGTCGATAAAATCCTCTTGGTTTCAACAGTATTATAAAGGAGATGTTCACGGTTGGCACAATCACGGAGAATCACAATTAGCTGGAGTATATTATTTAGAATTACCTAATAAATCTATGACTACAGAATTTTTAGATGGTTCTAAAATAGAAGCTAAAGAAGGAGATATATTAATTTTTCCCTCTTATAAGTATCATAGATCAAAAAAAAATATATTAAATAAAAGAAAAACAGTAATAGCATTTAACTGTAGTTTTGATGTGTGGAATGGCAATCTACCATTTAAAAAAAAAGATTAATAATTAAAATCTTATGTACGATATAAAAGATTTAGTTTGGGAAGAACATAAAAACGCTGAAAGGCAAGAGTTTGTTAAGACGTTGATGTCAGGAGAAATCAATCCTGAATTATATGCAACCTATTTGTATAATCAATTACAATGTTACGTAGAATTAGAAAAATGGGCAAATCATAACGGTCTATTCAGACAAACGCCAGGTCTACAAAGAGCAGAAAATATACACAAAGATTATGCAAAATTGTGGACTAAAGAAGAAAAACCTGTAATCACACAAAGTACAAAAGAATACGTAGAACATATAAACACAATTACAGATGATCCAGAAAAGTTATATGCTCATATCTACGTTAGACATTTAGGTGATTTGTCAGGTGGTCAAATGATTTCTAAAAAAGTACCTGCAAAAAGATATTACGATTTTGGCGCAAATGGTAAAGAGTGGAAAAGAATAGTAAAAGAAATAATTAATAATTATCTTAACGCATATGAGAAAAATGTAGTGCCTGAAGCAAAACTATGTTTTAATTTTGCAACAAGATTATTTGGAGAAATGAATGATTTGGGAAAGACTTATTAAATGTAAAGACGAAATTGTTGCCACCTTAAATGTAAACTGTGAAGAATACATTGAAGAAGGTATGACACGATTTAATAATGCAGATTACGGTTGGGTCAATCGTACTTGGAAAAATAAAAATATAAGACGAGCACACGTTGATGTTGTTGATGTAAGACATAAAAAAAAACTTTGGATGATGCACGTTTGTTTATTTCCAGAGTTAACAAACGGTGGACCTATTTACGGATTTGATATTATTGCAGGAGAGAAAAAAGTTACTGGTGCATTCCACGACTTTTCTCCACTTCTTAAAAAAGAACATCCGTTAACACAATGGTTTTTAGAAGAAACTAAATGGTTTAAACCGAGTAAAGAGAGAGAATTACCAGATTGGGCAAAGGCTATCTTTAGCGGAGGTATGATAGCCGCTGGTAACGTTAC